CGGGCGCTGTAAACCGTCCAGCGGAGCCCCCCGACGTTGTATAGACCCCGCCGTAGTCGTGCGTTTCGGCAGTGAAGACAATTGCTGTATCAGTGTCCTTTGCAATACTGGTCCCGCCCCCCGCTGAAGGCGTCTTAGCTCGAAATCCGGCAGGCACTTCACGAAATTTTAAATCGTCAAAATAACCCACACCGCCGGGACTCGCCGCACGAAACAAAACGAACTTCCCATAAGCAGCATCTGAAGGCGGAGTGACAATCGAGTTTTTCTGGTGCCAAGCCCCCGTCGAAGACAGGTTGGCATTCGTAATAATAACGCTTGCGGTAACGCTCGAAGCTGTCCGATCGGCTTTGTACCAATAAACATCCATTCTTAATGCAAAAGCCGCCGACGTCTGAAGATAAACAGAGGCGTCATAACTTTTATTAGGATCGACGGGAAATTTTCTAGAGTTAAAACGAACGTTGGTTGCTGTGTTTAAAGTCTTTAGTGAATGGACACTATTGTGAGCCGTCGAGCTTCTTTCAAAATCGGTTAAGATCACGCCTTGATCATAATCCCAACCCGGAGGCGTTTCGGCTGTGTTGGGCCAGATGTCGAAACTATTGTTCCAAAGATTAAAAAGACCCGGAGCAACGGCCAAGGGATCGATCTGGTTTACAGAAGCAATCCCAAATTGTCTTAAATCAACTGCTGAACTTAACGAACTAGCCCCCGAAACAACTTTTCCAAGGCGAATCTCGTTAGATTTCAAAGGCGGCTCGCTGCCCCCCAAAGGCCCTGACATAACGCTAATCGTACCCGTGATTCCGTCAATCCCGATATAATTATCCCTGTTAGCGACTGCCCTAAAGGTCACGTCCGGGGGAATTTGCCGCATCCAACCCGAAGCGGATGCGCCGATGCCCTCACTAACCGTACCATCAAGCCCTGAGCCGAGACCCAGCTCAAGCCCTCCACCGATAACCGAGTTAGCCATAACGCCTAAATCTATGTCGCTTTGAAGAGCACTGGGGCTCATAATTTTGTACATATCCCCGATCTCGTCTGCGAGGGTTCTTGTAGGTGGAGAGGTCTGGGTTGCGTAAACGCAAGTAAGCGAGACACCCACGTCACTGCCCAAGGGCGTAATTTCTTTCTGAGTAATTTCAAATTTTACGGCAGAATCGAGACCGTTTAAATCAAGCTCGGTGGAAAGAAAAACATCGTTGTCGAGGGATATAAAATCGCCGATCTCAAGATAGGCGTATTCAATGCTCAAGTTGAATTGAATTTTCGGGGCAGAGTGCGAAAACCTCTCTAAAACGTAACTAGCAAAATCGTATAATATGGTTACGTCATAAACGTAATGCTCGCTATTATCGATGTCGGCTTGGTTGCCCGCAAAAGGGCGCGTCGCCATACCGTTTAAAGTAACTTGGACCGGGCCTACAAAAAAGTCGCTAGTCAGGTCGCCGTCGTCGTCTATAAAGCGATCGTGCGTTGTGTATTGATTGCCCTGAACCCACCCATCGTAAGTAAGCGCCGCAGTGCCTTTAAAGATTTCGCACCGGTTCATCCAATAACAAGGCCTGTCAGCAGTTATTGACTCGTCGCCCGAAACACCCGCAACCAAATTTCTCGTCCCGCAAAAACCTAAAACTTGATCTGACGCTCCGGGATTGCCGCCCGGTTGTTTTCTTACTTTGCCAGTTACTGGGGAAAGATACGAAGAGTCTATTTGCAACGGCTGCTTTGCGTTTCTAGTTATCGAGGCGTTATCCTGCCGAGTAAACAACTGACCTTTGTTGTTAACCATTTGGCATTCAATTTCATTGTATATTTGGACGTCTTCTTCCAACTGGGAAAATTCGCTATATTCGTCAGCAGTGAAATGCTTAACAATAGCGTTCGAGGAGTTATAATGCTGAAGCTTGACCTTGCCGTCCGTGTCAATAAACATGGAAGTTCGTGTCAAAGCCAAAGTCTCATCGACAAAATCGCGACAATCCAAAATAAGAAAAGCTGAATTATCTAGAGTTAAAATCCCACCGTAATCGTATCTCCAATGAGTTTTGCTGCTAATATGTTCGCCGCCCGTGTAATATTGTTTCGAGCTATAACAGTAATGCGAAATGTCATCAGAGTAGTTTGACGGCGTAAAACTTGCCGTGTGGATATCCCCAACAACAACACCCGAATCAAGCAACATTTGTTTCATAACTTCAAAAGGGTGAGCGCTGTAATAAGTTCTCCGGCTTCTTTTCTCGTAAATTAAAGAACCCATGTCAGCCACTTTTAAAAGGACCTGCCCAGGCGTTGGGTGAATTCTTATTATGGGACCTTTGAAAATAACCACGAAGTCAGAGAGTGCTAAATTAGCCGTCCCTAGTTTGATGGTGACTGTCGAATTATAAAGGGTCTGAGTGTCCGCCAGCCCTCGAATTTTACCGTCGTCTGTAAGAGTGAGCGTAACCTCAGACATTTGAGTGCTTCTTACAACTGGATCAGTCTGCTGGCTAACGGAAGCCATGTCGCTCAGTAAAGGGTCGCCAGTAACCGTGCTATCCAAACCCCCACAAGTCCAGTTGTGGAAATCCATTGTCGTACCGCTAAGCGCAATAGAGCAATGGACAACGGGCTCAACCGTGCCTTTTCGCATTTCAAGAAGCCATGCGGCTGATGGAGATCCTGCCATTTATTCCCTCGATAAGTAAGGCGGTTGCTCCCGCATCGTAAAAGATAAATTTCTTTCAAAAGGACCGGCCAAAGGAAAAACAAGGTCGGCAGAGTCCAGAATCATAAGTCTGCATTCGGCACCAGAACTAGGCGTATCAATCCAAAGAAACGAACGGGTGCCTTCGTGAATAGCGTTGTACCAATCGTCCACGACCGCAATATTCGAACTTGACCCTAGAGACATTTCTACCGATCTAACAGCTTGCCCGCGATAAAAAACATACCTTTGAATGATACCGTTTTGGCTTACAAAATCCGAAATTTCGCTGTGCTCGTCTTTATTATTCCAAGGCACGTTAGGGTTTCTTGATAGTTGGTATCTAGTACCTAAAAATATCTCGCCCACTTTTGGAGCGGTTGCCCCCGCGTGAACAATTTTAAGACGAACATAAGCAACGCTCGAATATCGTTGAGCAGTGCCGGTCGCGCTATACGTGTTTGAACCGCCTTCGCTATTCAAATTTGTAAAGAGTATGCGGTTATCGGTTGTCCCTGAAATAGTGTATTGTGCTATCTCTTTTAAGTTCGAGCTATAAGCACTATTGTCTGCAATTTCTAATGAAACACTAACCGCCCCGATGGAGTTTAGGTTGTGTCCCAAAACGCACAAAGTGTCGAAGCTTATTTCGTCTCCCGTAGTGAAGAAGAAATTGTAAAACTTGACGGATGTTACTTTGCCACCGCCAGTGTACGTGTCATAGCCCGACGTAGCGTTAATGCCCAGCAAATCTATAGTGTTAGTCGATTTATTCGTGACCTCATACTCTAGGTTATTTAGCTGCGTCATGCCCCCGACGTCGGTTATAAAAACCTTATCCCCGTTAACAAGCCCATGACCGTTAGACGTTACAACACAAGGATTCGTTTTTGTGGCTGCTGTTATGGTTTGGGATATATTTGTGGGCTCGGTTGTAAATGCGCCAATGTCGTCATGTGCGCGAACTGCTGGCGCACTGGCCAACGTTTTATCAGTATCCGCCCCCGAACCCGTAAAAGTCCAATGACTGCTAGAGGTGGCAACGTTAGCGCTCTGCGACGCCATTAACGGTTTGTCGTTAGTAAATCCCGCAGTCTCCGCACTGCTAAGCGCTGCCGCCGAATAAGCCATCTTAGAACATCCCTTGAGTTTTTAGTTCGCGCAAAGCGGGCACTATATTTCTGCGAACAAACTTTTTCATTTCGGCGCGTCCCGGTGGCAAGCTCGAAGATATTTGGACGTTTACAGTTTGGCCGCCTTTTACACCATCCGCACGACCGTTTGCTACTTCGCGCTTAGACATAACGTATTCGCCCGGCATAAGCATTCGTGGCACCGAGTCTTGATTCGGTGAACCGCCAGTAACAAAACCACCCTCAGCCATGCCGGGAATTGAGCCCATTCCGTAAGAGATAAACCCCTTAATTAAACCAAACATCGCAGCACCCGCCGCTGCCGCTAACATGGGACCGATAAGAGGTATGCCCGCTGTATTAGCTGCTGCTGCCGCTGCGCCCGTAGCTGCGTGTGCAGTAATTTGAGTCTGCATAATGTCCAGAGCCTGCATGATAGTATCGTGCCCCATTTTTTTCAGGCCTTCGTGGAATTTATTTTGCCCCTCTTCGGCATTCGAGAAACCGTCCGTGAAAGATTCGCCTATGGTATTTCCTATTTGAAGATAGGCTTTGGCGTGAACCTCGGCTTCTTTTATAGCCTCTTTATGCGCCGCTTTGCGGGCCTTTTGGCGCTTTTCATCCGCAGCCTCTAGCTCCTTGGTAAGCTTGATCGCTATTTTAATGCGATAGTTTTCCTGATCCTCTTTAAACTGCTTAACCTTCTCTTCGGCGGCTTCTTTTCTCTTTTTTCTGCTTTTTTCCAAAGCAGCCATATTTTTCAATTCTTCGTCCGTGAGCTGTTTAGTGGCCTTGCCCAACCCCTTCACAGCGTCCCGCGCCTTTTCAGCAATGGGCGTTGTGACGTGTAGTTTTTTGCCAGTGTTTAAAATAGCGTCACCAATGTTATCAATGGCTTTCATTGTCTGGTTGGAGGCTTCTTGGATATTGCCCATATCCTCGCCCAGCTCATTAGCAACGATCCCGAAGCTGTCCATGATAGGCGTGTAATCGGTTCCTAACCACTTATTCGATTGCTCTATCAAAATATTAAACATCTGAATCCAGCCTGAAACAATACTGTTCAGACCAATTTGCAAAGCCTTCCATGCCTGCATAACAACGGTTCCAAAACCCACAAAGGCTTTAGCAAGGAAGCCAAGAGTTGGGACAACGGCCTGCGCAGCTTGCGAAGCAAAATCAACAAGCCCCTGGAAGACCGGCGCATAGGCCCCTTTTAAATCCACCACAGAGTTCGCCATGGACTCCATAACGCGAGTAAACATAGGCTGCATGGTTTCGCCCATCGATCGAGTAACACCGCCGACAGCAGTGTTTAGGCGCGTTAGAGCGTCTACAAACTCTTCCGACTTCTTAGCGGCGGATTCTTTCATAATCCCGCCAAGTCTTTCGGCATCCTTACCAAGCTCTTTCATGCCGCCGGAACCTAAATTCATCATTTGAGCAAGCGACGCCCCCGACCGACCAAACATGTCCATCATTAGAGCGGATTTCTCTACAGTCGGTGGCATCTCTTTAAACGAATCCGAAACCTCATACATAAGCTGTTCGGTGCTTTTAAAAGAGCCGTCGTTATTTTTAACGCTTACGTTTAATCTATCAAAGGCTTCTTCAGCAACTTTTACACCGTTCGATGCGTCACGGGCGGTTCTTGCAAATCGGGTCATGGATCCTTTTTGCTCTTCCATACTCGTTCCGCTGATTTGCATAACGTGGTTGAATTTTTGATAGGCGTCTGTGCTAAGTGTTAGACGTTGCGCACCTTTAATCATTGCGTCACCGGCAGTAGCTACTTTTTTAGTTAGCATAAACGCGGCTGCTCCTACCCCCGTTATTGCAGCCGTGACCAGTCCGATAGGCATTAAAAGTTTAGCCCATTTTTTAATTGTGTCGGCGACTTTTGCGGCTTTTGCTCTAGCAGTGTCCGCAGCTTTGGAAACCTTGCCGATAGTTTTGGCGGTCTTGTCGACGGCGGCCGACATTTTGTCTTCGAGGATTAACGAGATCCCGATTTTGCGGTTTTCTGCCATTGACTCTTCTCTTTCTTAGACATCTCGCCATGAAAAACGTTTTTAATCTCTGTGCAAAGATTAAAAACTTCTAAAACGTAAGCAGGCTGCTCCATCAAATCAGAACCGCCCCAAGGCAAAACACCGAACTCTTTAAACTCGCCCCACCACCGGATCGCTTCCCAGGTCTCGTCATCTGCTTGGCTCCAAGGGCAGCGGCGAAGCCCAGGCATCCATTCCCAAGCAATGTTCTCATTCTTAGACGAGTCACAGTTGCGAAATTCCCGGTATTTATCGCCGTCCTCAAAACCCTCGCCCCGGCATTTTGAACAACCCCACTTCTTAACAGAAGCATCGTCACTCAATGACATACGAAGGGCGATCTCTATTTTTTTCTTTGACCGCCTTTCAAAACACTGATCTCAGTGAGTGCCGAAAAAACTTCGTCGATAAGGGCTACTTCAGCCTGCTCAAAAAATTCCTCTGAAGTCGAAACAGCCTTGTCGCGAATGTCTTTGTAGTTCTCGACTTCCAGAACCCGTTCAATAATAATTTTCTCGACGACTTTTTCGAGGTTAGTTTGGTTCTTTTTTAATGTGGCTGCGCGGGTGTATCTTCTAAACTCACCGCCAGTCATTGGAACAATTTTTACAAAAATTTGTTCTTCATCAGGCAGGTGTCTATTGTCGCCATGTTCTGGCACGTACAGAACTGCGTCCGCTTCGCTGATAGTCATATTGTTTCCCCGTAAATTTTTAAATGTTAATTCTGGTTCCAAGAAAATAGGATTTCCTGATTTGAGCTATCGGCACCCGTTGCGCCTAGAGCTTTAAAAGGAATCGACAGGATAGCTTCTTCAGCTTCCGGTATTTCGATGCCCGCGAAATCAAGTTCGCAAGTTGCCATAGTGATAACGCATTGTTTGCCTGTTTCGCTGCCCAAAGTAATGACAACGGGAATGCTCGCAAACGAAGGATCTGCCGTTGCAGTTGTTTGGACATAACGTTGAGCAAGATTTTGGATCATATCCTTACGTGCCCGAACGCTAATGTTACCCGAAACAGAACGATAACCAGCGATAAAATCACTGGTCCCTTTTGTCATAGCCTCGTCACTAATGGGCTTAAGACCGTTTGCCAGTGACATATCAAAAGACGTTATCGGCAGACTTACGCTGTTTAAAAGCAAACTGCCCGAAATACCGTTGATAGGATTCCCCGCAGTTACTGGAGTGTAAATTGTCGGCAGAACCGGCGTCGCGTCGCTAGTGCTGCCCATTGAACTGGTCGTTAAAGCGTCAGTGCTTTTAGCTGTTACAATCTCGTTGGTGTTTGTCGAAACGCTAATCACGGAACCGACCATGAAGTTTACGCCTTGGCCAGCTTCCACGTTTAAAGTTGTGCCTGAGTTTGAGCCTTCGGAAGCTCCTGTACCGGTCAAAGCGTAATTAAAAGCCCCGCCACTAAATGTGATCTTGGGTTCTTCGCCACCGCTTGCAGAGACGCCAACTTCTTCGACCCAGCAACCAAACAGATCTTCTCTTAAAATTTGATTAGTTTCTCGTGATAGTCTTACAGTTGGAAGGGCGTTGGTATCAGATACCCGATAGGTCTGGAGCAGTGCGTTTTGAGTACCGCCCGCTCCCCAAGTCCCAAAGCCCGTAGAGTTGACTGCAAAAGTCACGTCCGCGCCGCCCGAGTCGACCGCGGTGACTTTTAAAGTTAAGCCGTTCAGCTCAGTCATGCCAACAACGCCCGTAAAATAAACCATATCGTTTAGCTTAAACGGGTGTCCTGCCGAAAACGATATAACGGCGCTGGACGCCTTAGACGCTCCCGTAACAACCGCCGTCCCCAAAGTCGCAGCCGAACCCACATAAGGCCCCGAACCCAACCCAGCGTGAAGCAGCGGCGCTATGTCCGGCACCGTAGGTGCCCCAGCAGGTAGCAGGTAGCTTTCGCAAGACCATGAAATTTCCTGCTTGCCTGTAATACGCTCAAGAACGGATCTTGTAGTACGGGAATCCATGCGGTCGGCTCTAGCAACCGAAAATTCCATCGACGTTGCAAGAACTTTAGCAGCGTCGTCGGCGGCAACTTGTTCCTGCGAAGTTGTGCCGTACTGAGCACCAGCAGTTGTTTCCACTTTACAGTAAAAATTTAAATTCCGGCCTAATGCATGATCGGTTGAAGCACCCATATCTAGCTCTCCTCTTCAGTCGTTTCGATTGTTGGTTCTACGGCTTTTTTCTTAGCCTTGGTTTTTGTCGTTGTTTTAGGCGGCTCTTCTTCAACTTTTGAAAACAGTTTGCTTTCAAGAAGGTGCTTGGCTTCCGAATCCGAAAGATCGAGCACATCGCCAAAACTTAAAGGTTTATCGCCTAGTCGAATTGCAGTGATACCCATGTATTTAATTTTCATTATCAACCCTCCTAAGATTGCCCGCTTGTTCGCATATAAGCAACTTCAACCCGCAAAACCATCGACCCTTGACCAATTGCACCCGGAGCGCCTTCGTCCGTGTCTACAGTGACCGCCGTTGTTGATATTGCATTGGAAGCCCTAGTTGTGTCCACACTTAAAGCAGCGATCACGTCATCAAGTAAATTGCTTAATTTTGTCGCACGGTCGGCTTGTGTTTGACCAACCACATGACAAATTAAATCAATCGGCAAAACCATTCTAATCTGGTTAGCTGGTAAGTATTGCAAAGTTTCGGCGATAGGAACGTAACCGATCCACGGCTTAAGAGAGACAGGGATTTCGGCCCAAGTGCTCGCTTCTTTTCCAACGGTGACGACGGTTGTATTATAACCGTTCCCCGTAGTAATCCCGGCAAGCGTCGTGCTTATGTTTGCTAAGATATTGGTTCTTGCTGGAGTACCCATTACTTGACTCCAGGGGATTTTGTATCGACAAAAGACTTTACAGCGTAGTCGCCAATAATTTTCTCGACTTCGGGCGCGGCCATTTTTTCAGAAAAAGACAAGTAACCAGACTTCGGGTGCGTTACGTAATTCCTAAGAGCATACTGAGTTTGGAAAACCGCTGGATTTTTTTTTGTTCTTTTTCTTTTGATGGTTGCGAGAACACCCGCATAACCACTGCCAGCACTCGATCTTTTAAATAAATAGACCAGAGGTTTGCCACCTGACCAGTTTAGTGGACTCCCCGTGCTTACTGCCTTTTTAGTCATTGGGATTGTCAGCCGCTTGCTTTTCTTTCTTATAACGCCGCCCGTTTCACGAATGCCCGCGTAAGGCAAAGGCGAATAGGAACCTGTCTCAAGTCTACCGCCTCTGTCCAAAACAGGGGCTTCACTAAACGACCCAGCTAAAGACCCCGTGGCTTTTTTAAAGTTTGCACGACAAGCCATATCAATGACAAGCGTTAAGGTCTGCGCGGCCTCGAACATGGCTTTAAACTGACTGGATTTTAACTCTTTAACGTAGTCTTCTAAAAACCGCGTAACATTTCCGAGATCCTTGCCAGCCATTAGTATTCATCGCCGTTGTCGTCGCCCGGACTGTTTTGACCACTGCCCGGGTAATCATCCCGCCCCACCGCAGCGAAGGGGCGAATGTAATCGTCGTCGCTCTCGATGGTTTCTTTTCTGGATTGGCTAAAAGCGGATTTATACCTGACGCCGGACAGCCCCCGAGTCTGTTTTATAAGATCGGTGAGGAGATCGCGGTAATGGGCCACGAAAACCGTCATATCCGCACTCATGCCAATTGCCCCACGAGAAAGCTCTCTGGAGTATTTTGCAATGATTGCACGGACACTAGCAACGGACGTTAAAAGGACATCGTCACTGTTATCCGTTAAAAGCGCATCGATAGTCTCGTTCGGCAGAATTTGATCGTTGGTATTTGTGTCGCCAATGGTTAGGCGTACTCTGTCCCGATTCGTGCTTAATGAATCACTATAAGACCAAGCCATATCAATCTACCCCTTGTCGACTACATCCGCGACCTTCCGTCGTCTGCTTTTTTTCTTCGCCTGTTTTTTTGCCGGAGTCTTGGTTGGTTTAATAAACTTAATCCAGCCAAGATTCTTATGCGCTTGAAACTGACGAAGCGGCCATGTTGGAGCTTCCGGCACGGGATCGCCAATTTGACGATCCTCGTACCGGCCCTCCGACGTGGGCACCTTTAGTGGTTTCCCCGCCACCCACATAATTATGCGCAGTTGATGAAACGAGCACCAAGAACGGTCGAAACCTGCTTTTGGTCATAGCTCATTTCCATCTCAATGCGGTCACTACGCAAGTGATCCATACGGAAGCGGCTTACGCGTTGTCCGTCACCACCAGCACCGGCATACTGCCATGCAAACGTGTATCCCGCAGATGGGTGCATTAAACTAGGTGAGTCAGGCACATACATGAGAACGGCTGAGGTTCCCGTGTAAATACGGCTAACAACGTCAGCAGCGCCTTGAAGTGCTGTGTTTTCAACACCGCGAGCAACCAAAACTTTCTTCATTCCAAGAAGTCCTGCCAGCATATCTTCAGTAACAACACCTGTCTGAGTGTATCTAATTCGATCCACTACATCCGCCGAGTTCTTCAGCGCGTTGTAGGCGTCAACACCTAGAACAAGCGTGTTTCCACGAAATCCAGTTTTTGCCTCAATAGAATCAGCTTCGGCGTCAATATCTTCAATCGGTGTAGCGGTAGCGGAGTTCCACTTGGAGGCCGCCTTATTAATATCAGCACCGGTTGTAGAACCGGTCCATGTTCCGCCTGTAAAAAAACTAGCTGCCCAATCTTTGTCCCGGCGAATCATCATTTGCTGAGTCAAAAATTTAGTAGCATCGCTATCCATGTTCAGCGGGGCATCCGCATTCATACGAATCTGGTCCGCCACGTCTTTGTGAAGCGCTTTTACAGCACACGAATATGCCGCAGTCGTCAGATCGTAACCGGCACCGGCAGACTCTGTACCGGGGGCACGGTCTTTAGCTTCGGCTCGCATAAAATCGCCCTGATCGTACTGGAAATAGAGGTCGCTCTGTTTCGGCACATTGATGAGGGGGAATAATTGGGTAGAAATAAACTTAGTATTTTCCTGTAGATACGCAATTGACACGTTGGTCAACGGAGCATTTACGTGAACATCACTACGAGTTGGATTTGGCATTTGTGGATCCTCCTATAAATGCTTATTTAAGCTTGTTTTCCGTTTTTCTGAAAAAGCAGGCTGATAATATCACCGTTGGCTGTTGGGTCTTCTAAAGAAACACCCAAACGATAAGAACCCGTGTCTGAAACTTTAGCTGCTGAATTGGAATCGCATCCAATATTGTAGCCAGTTCCAATCCCCGTGTGGGTTCCAACGTAGACAGGTGTTACCCCTGCAATGCAGATGGTTGCCGCTTCGCCCGCAGCTGGCTTGTTCTGAAGAACACCGACGGGGTTGCCGTCGTCGCCAGTCAGAGCCGCTTTACCGTTCGCGTCCACAGCTACAAAATAATATTGCTTCGCGGATAAATCCGCCGCCGCAACGAGAGTGATACATGTTTTATTTTCTGAAATTGCCATGTTGAGTCTCCTTCTTACTTGGCTTGCTCGTTGAGATAAGCAGTATAGAGTTCAGGGTTTTGAGTCATAGCGGTTTCAAAAGCTTTCGCATACGAAACGCCAGACTTAGTGACCGCCTGTCGAGCAATCCCATCTAGTTTTCCGTAAGCCGAAGCGCTATCGCCACCGCTACTCATACCGGACCCCAACTCTGTGAGCAGACCGGTTTTCTCGATTGTTGCACTGACAGACTTAAAGATACCTTCGATGTCTTCAGCAATTTTTGGTGCTACCGAATGAAGAGACTTAAGCATCAAGCCGACTTCTTCCGGTGATTTGCCGGGAACGTAAGGAAAATCCTTGTGGGCTTTTTCCACAAAGTCTTTACGAAGCCGCTCGTCTCGCTCCACTTTTAAAGCCTTTTCGAGCTTTGCAGCTTTGGCGATGGCCTGCTTTTGAGACTTGAAGAGCGCTGTCATTTGGCGGCGAACGTTTTTAGGGAGTGACTTTAAAGACTTTTCGACGTCTTCTTTTTCGGTCTCCTCTTCCTCTTCTTCTTCTTCTTTTTCGGTTTCTTCTTCTTCTTCTTCTGCTTTTTCGGTTTCTTCTTCTTCTTCTTCTGCTTTTTCGGTTTCTTCTTCCTCTTCATCCGCCATTTCAATCTTTACTTCGGCTTCCTCTTCTTTTTCTTCTTCTTCTTCTTCTTCCGCTTTTTCTTCGTACTCACTGCCTTTTTCGTAAAGACCCTTCTGGACACCCAAACCGTCGGCAACTAAGCCGACCGCTTCTGCGGGCGAGACGGAATCAGAATAAGCGTTTAGGATTTTTAGAGCACCTATTACGGCTTCAGCCGCTTCAGGGTTGTTCCTGAGCGAGCTGCTTTTTACTACTTGATCAAATCGGTTGTCTTCGCTGCTGGGAGCGTCAATAACCGCGTGTAAAATATCAGACATGTTTTTCTCCGCTGATTTTAGGACGGGAAATCTTTTTTTCTTATTAGCGCCTTGAGGCACTAAGCTTACTTCAAGAGTTTCTACGTCGGTTAGGGCTGTGATCGCCATTATCGTTCTTCTTTCAACTCTACGAATTCAACTTGTGGCATTTTGCTCTTGGTCGTCTTTTTACGGTTTCCATAACCGCCTATGCTATAGGCGTTTAATTCGCCGTCTTTTACTGACGCCCATTCCTCATCCCCAAGTTTTGTCCCAAGTACCCATGAGCCTGAATGCACGATGTCTTCCCCGAAGGGCATCGTATATGCTCGGTGAGGTTCGTTTGCCATAGCATTATCGTAATCCTCGCGGCTTGGGTAGGGCACCATGTAGGATTCCACCGGATGGGCCTTGGCTACTTCGCTATGATCTAACCCAATCACCCGCGATTCTGCGAGCCATCTATGGGCTGTTTCCTCTATTGCTTTTGGAGGCACCCAATCGTCTTGGCTATCTACTTGATAAGGATCAAGCACAATGCCGTAGACTATTTGCTTCTCCGAGTCCGCCTTCGAGATCGGCACGACTAATGATTCAGACTGTTCGGAAAGATCCCGACTGACGCCACCCTGCTTATTAATCAGCTCATCGGCTTGCGCACAACTGTCCTCTTCTGCTCCTGGTTCCAAGCTTGGACTATTTTGGGAGTCTGGGTCAAGTAAGAAATGACCGCTTCTTTTAACTACAGAGTTGAGCTTGCGTTCAATCTCCCCACTATCGCCAAAACGACGAACCGCTTTAGGGTGAGGGAGAACACAAGTTGCTAAGTCGCCTAATGCGTTTTTAGCCGTTCGCCCAAGTGCTATAACCTCCCGAGGTTGCTTAGTTTCTAGCCAATCCAGTTGGGTAATATCTACAATGCAGACGTCGCTTTTTTTGATCCCTAGCTTGTTTAAATAAAGATCTTGAAAAATTCTACCGTCTTGCCCCACTAAATATTCGCCCCGTGCCTTGTCGATTGAATTAGGTTCCTCGACCACAAAAACAATTGGACTATTCGGCGAATGAACCGAGACACTGCTTTTATTAAGCTTAAGAAGTTGGGCTTTCTCAACTTCCAGCCTAGTCGTGGCTTCTCGCATCAAGTCACAAGACGGACATTTTTTGCCGCGCCGTGTCATCTCGCTCATAAGCATCGAACCCACTCTTACAATCTCAGGCCTTAACTCGGCATCTTGTTTGTGGTTTCGATGCCAGTCGTCCAAATACTGCCAAGCCATACGGATGTCTTGATCGCTCATTTCTTCGATAAAGTTTTGAGTCATTTGGCTTATCGCCATTTTAGCAAGCATACGGGAACCGGCCTTAGCGCCTCGCCGTTTGCCCCCTGCTGTACCTCTCGCGGCTTGATGAATCCTAGCGTACGCCCAGCCCGGCAGCTCGTCCTTGGCTAATTTTAGGGCCGCTTCCAAGTATTCTTTGGATGCTTTTTTAACGCCGTCTTTTTTCTTTTCTCTCGCCGATATAGCATCCGCCCAGCGCTTGCCCTCGTTTCCCCCCCACAATTTCCAGGCGATTAAGCCAGCGCCTGGATATCCGTCTGCGCCAGGGTCACTATTCTTGGCCGGTTTTAAATCCACCTCGTGCCGAGCAAAATACGAAACCATCCGGTTAATTGTTTTTAAGGGTATGCCGTTGCCGTTTGATAGAGTCCGGGCTCTAGCCACACCTATCTCGGTCCCGCCGCGCCCGTATTCCCGTCGCCACTTTAGCCCCAACGCCGCCTGAGACTGGACACCTTTGGGGGGCTTAAAGTTGTCTGCTTTCCTTAAATTGTCGGGGTCGTGTTCCTCGATAATTTCAAACGCAAAACTCTCGCTTGCCCCGTCGTGTGGTTGGTAGTCGCCCACCATTAGGACAGGACCGCCCACGTAATCCATCCAATGATGCCCGTCAGGCGCGTCAATCTCGACGTTCTTGGCTTTTACGACGTCAGATTTTTCGGCAGGTTCTTTTCGACTTTCCGCCACAACACCCTCGGCCCATTTTCTACCCGCGTCACCGCCATACAACTTCCACGCAATTAAACCGGCTCCGGGATAGCCTTTATCCCTTGAGTTTCTATTTGCTTCGGATGCTACAATGTCGCGCTCGTGACCAGCAAAGAAACTGACCATCCCTTTGACCATTTCCAAAGATAGTGTTTTGCCGCGCTGAATCATTCTCCCAATTTGGGTTTTAGCATCGCTTCGGTTGTATTCTTTTTCCCACGCAAACCCTTGGTTCACTTCTCTAACAACTGCCGGAGGGGCCTTGTAGCTTTTCTTCTCCAGTCGCGAACCCGCACGTGCTGTTGCCGTTGCAGCCGCAAGTTCCTTGTCGCCTGTTCTTTCAAGAATAGCGTTATAGATTGCGTCCCACTCTTCGCCCTTATCGACAAAAGTTTGATTCTGGTCTTTCATTTAGGCACCCCCACTTGAGGAGAAAGCCCCGACTGCTCGACGACCTCTTCCATTTCTTCCGCCTCTTCCTCTTCGCGAGGTAGCCCTCTTTCACGGCCTTCGCTATACAAGCCATCGTCCTCGTGTACTTCTTCTTCCTCGGGGCTACTGCTTGCAACATCGGCGGCAGGCAGGTTTGCGTATTCACGAACCCATTTTTCGAGTGCGTCGTCTGGAGTAATAAGCCCAGCACCAGCAAGGTTCGTAAGCGATGCCGCCAAGTCTTTTACGTCCGGCGTTTCGATATCACTAAAAAACAGCTCGGGGTAAAACTCAGGATCGGTCCACCCATTCAAACGCATTAGAGGGGCAATGGCTTGTTCATTAAAAGCGGTCGTGATGGTTTGTAGGTACGTTCCCAATGCTTGCGCAAAGAGTGCAGTCTTGTTGGAGCTTAGTGCGAAACTTCCAATCCCGTCCATCCCTAGTAAAACAAACTCGCCGAGAACGGATAGAGCTGTTCGCGACTCGTATCGTTTTACGATTTCATTAACGTCTAGCGGTCTTCGTCCACCGGAACTTAAAAGACTAAGTTTAAACCCACTCGGGTTGCCGTCCATATCCGTCTCGGACGGAATGACCACGCCTTCGTACTCGTCCCGTCGAATTTTTTGGATCATATCGCGGAAGTCGTCCACGACCGCCTTTTGCGCCGTCGTTGCGTTGCTTGATAAAAGCTCTAGAGGTACCTGCATTACGGGTAAGCCTGCAAGATCTCTCTCAATTCCTATACTCTCAATTTCCTGTATACGCTTACAGTAAAACCACGACCGATATGCGTTTCTTAGGATGGATCTGCCTTCGGGATTGTTCTTATGACTCTCTGTTCGAAAGTGTACGCACTTTTCGATAGGTAAGTAAGTAATCTCGTAATTCGGTGGAGCAAGTTGCCACATGCCCAGCGTCTCGCCCTCGTCGCTGAACTCCCATTTGTAGAGAGTGTCCTGTGCCCGGATGCTAAACTTGCGCCAACCAATACGGCCATCCCGGTAGATGCTATTCGTCTTGGGATCGCGTGTATGGCCTTTGCGTATTTTGTAAAGAGTTTCAAAATACGACCACCCAAACGGCAACATGGACAGGACTTCCGATAGAAAGTCGGGCCAGCAAACGGTCATGTCTGATAAACACTCTTTGACAAATTTAGCATATTCCATATGCTTATCGGTTTGCCCCGACGGGCGGATTGATGATTCAGTTTGGCGAACTAAAGTTTTGATGGCGTAGAGAATTGCGCCAATGACCGGGTCATTGTCTTTCATCTCCGTGTAGATTTTGACGCCTTTAGTGCCTTCGAGTTGGCGTAACCATTCCTCGCTGACTATACCGGACTGACGATTTAAACCCGTTACTCCCAAAACGTCTAAAACATTGTAATCATCTATCTTTTTGTCGTCTTCATTCATCTTTTAAACTCCATCGCCAAATCGTTTAGCTTGATCGGCTGTTAGTGCACGGATGCTACATCGGCAGTTAATAACTTCGCCCGGCTCCGCACCTGGATCGCCAGGGTATTCAAGAACCGCCCCCGTTGCCGGGTTTTCAAAAGCCTCGCCCGTTGCCCGAACTTGTCTATCTAGGGCTTCGTGCTGTCTATCACCGGATAGGCCGTCCGTTTCGGCAAGCCACATCCAATATTCCACGCCTGTCACCTTGCCCGCTTCGAGCCTGCCTCGATTACGTGCTTGGTTTGTTTCGGTTCGCGCAATCATCCTAGCACGGGCGCCCAAGCCGTGAGAAGTAAACCGTTGCCCGAGGGGCTTTAACGCATAAGGTGTCTCGGCGGCTGACGAGACGGTAAGCCACGATCGAAGCCGTTGCGAAACCTGTTGAGTAGTCAAGCCGGGTTCGTTAACGGACCAAGTGCCCAAGGCTTTACCCACCGAACTGCGCATTTCTTTTTCCAGATTAATCGGTATTCTTTGCAGTTGAACCCGTTTTTCTAGGAGCCATTCTGCTTTTGCTGTAGGTGTAAACAGCCAGGACGTCCCGGCCAACTCCAGGCCGCTATCATTTATTTGTCGGATTCCGTAGAGAGCGACTATACGTAAAAGGGTTTCCAAATCCCACTCATCGCCATCCGCCTTCTCGACCCGCATCAAATACCTAAGACCGTCGCGGCGCATTTCGCGGATAATCCGGTTAACGTTTTTTCTAGATTCTTTTTTAAGCCAGCCTTCTAGGGCTCGCGATAAGGCTTTAGCCCGTTCGGTTGTAGCCCGTCGATGTTTACGCGACTCGCCGTCGAAATCGTCCTGCGAAATTCTTTCGGCCTTTTTAACACCGGACCGACGATTACGCGTTGCGTTATTTAAACTTCCGCACATGCTTACACCCAAATTTTCGGAACAAAGTTGGACTCGTTGTCGACCCGTATATTAACCAGAGAGCGCGAATCGAGTTCGGTTATACCATAGACCAAGGCATCAAGCCGATCGGGGCTGTGGGGCATGAATGTGGCCGAATAGGTGCATAGCTGGTCTTCGAGTAAGGGGAACGCCCCCACATGATGGACCCTACCCTGCTCATAACGCGCCGCGACAGGCTCTGCGCGAGAAAATTTACCTTTTGATGCACGGACAGCCCGGTACGAAATTCGGTTATCTACTTGCCGAATAACTTTTTCCACAAGCTCGCCCCCTTGGTTTACTTCGGCAACAACACGATCAGCCCCGTAACGATTATAGCAATTTACGACCACCCGAGCCCAGTTGTCGACGGACAAACGACCGCTCAGATCTTCGATTACATAAAAATCATTGTCCACGCCTAGTCCGACAACAACAATTCCAGTCTCGTCGCTTTTCTTTTTTGAAGACATAGCGGGGTCGACGGCAACTATAATTCGCGAAAGCTCCGGCAACTCAGTTACTCGGCTGTTTTCAATTACAGACCGCGTCCACAAGGCACCCGGCACGGAATCCAGCAGTTCCGCGTAAAGCTCTTGCTTGCCCAAATTTGTGCCTTCGTACTTGTCCAGAATATGCTTAAAGAAACCGTCCGCCAAGTTGTCCCGGTTGTCGAAAGTGGTGCCTCTAGTGACTTTGGTGGATTCGCTTTTTATTAAATCCCTCAGAAGTTGAATAGGCCGAGGCGTAGTGGTCACCACGCATTTAGGATCGCCCAGACGTAAACCGAACATCAACTGATCCCAAGTTTCGTAAGCGTAGGTCCATGCCGCGGTTTCATCGCACCATGCCGTATCCGCCTGCGGTCCTCGGAGCTGATCGGGTTTTTCCGAAGAAAATGTTTGAGCTATTGCACCATTCGGCCATAAGATCCGGCGACGCGATGGCTCATAAATCGGCCTTTCGTCCGGCGGGCAGCAGGCCAGCAAACCGCTCGGCCCGTTCACCATAACGTCTCTGACATCTGCCGCCGTCCTGCCAACTAAGGCGATATTTCTAGCTTTTCCAGAATTGACGCGCTGCCGTATGAATTCTGCCCCGGTCCGGGTTTTTCCATAGCCTCTTCCTGCACATATGAGCCAAGCCCTCCAATCGCCTTCGGGAGTGCGTTGATCTGGCCTAGCCCAAAAATCCCAATCCCACCTCAGATCAATGAGTTGTTTCGGGGTCAGGTTGTCCAGAATCTTCTTTTGCTGGCTCGGTGGCAACAAACTTAGTGATTGCGCTTGTGATAATGTCTCGCGCTTCTCGGGCCTGCTCTTCGATTTTAATGGCTTCTCCATCTTTCCCCGTAACCTCTTGCCGTACTCTTGGAATGAACATGTCTCTACGGCGTTCTAACTTCCAGGCAGCGGCTTGCCAGGACCCTTCGCGGGCGGCTTTTTCAATGATTGCGAGCCACGCTTGAGTCGCTTCGCCCTCTGCCGCTTTTACATCGTCCCGAAATTCCCGATATTTCTTTACGTCTTTGCGGTCAGAATCGGCCCATTGAATCCATTTGTAGTACGAAGTCTCGCTGATTCCAGCACATCCACAAGCATCTTTAATCGGGCACCCGACCTTAATTGCCCTTATAAATCGCTCGGTTACCTCATTCGTCAACTTCGATCTTCTACCCGCCATATTACCCTCCCAGGTGCAGAGACATTATTTCATTTCTGAGGCTTGGCTCGCTTCTAAACGAACCCCTCATTTCTGATGTTATCATCTCTGACTTGTGCTTGTGTACCCCTCGGGTCGTCATACAGTGGTGTTCTGCCGTAATAATTACCGCAACCCCCCGAGGTTTTAGGTACATTTCGATGGCGTCCGCAATTTGGGCTGTCAGTTTCTCTTGAACCTGTAATCTCTTGGAATAACAATCCAAAAGTCTGGCCAGCTTGGAAATACCCACCACGCCCTGGTCTGGGAGATAAGCAATTGTGGCCGAACCAATAATCGGGGCGATGTGGTGCTCGCAATGGCTTTCAAAAGGGATCTTCCGCAACATAACCAACTCGTCATATCCACCCACCTCGGAAAACGATTTCGAAAGTATTTCCGCCGGGTCGTCTTTGTAGCCTTTAAACCATTCGCCCCAGGCTTTCACGAATCTTTTCGGGGTTTCCAAAAGACCCTCTCGGCTGGGATCTTCGCCAATAACCCACAACAAAGATTCCACCGCCTTAAGACCTGCTTTTTCTTTGGTTTCGTTTATGGCCTCTTCAGTAAGCGCGTTGATTAATTCTTCTTTATTGCTCATCGTATGCTCCAAAGTTTGTGCATTTGAACGGATAATCGCCATTTAGGGTTTTCGTCTATTAGCTTCAGGCAATGGTCCAGATTTTCCTGTTTTGGTCCGCCACCATCGGCTGCCGGGGATAGGAACTTGTGGGTCGCCTTTAACTTCGGTCTTGGAACGCCTTGGCGAATCGCTCGAACATAACGCAACTCGTCAACGCGATTAATCTTTAAAGTATGTTCCGCCGTCTTGGGGGAGCAGCTAACCCAGTCGATGTAGCCCATAACTTCGTCCGGCAAATCTTTTATGCCGTTGGTTTCTATAGCTACAAAAAACTCTGCCCGACTAAGTGCCTTTGCCAGCTCCAGATCGATTTGAAGTGTCGGTTCGCCCCCCGTAAGAATAACCGCCTTATCCTTAAGCGGTTCGCCCCAGACTTCCTGGATCTCTGCAACCAACTCGTCGGCGGTTTCGTATTTTTTATAGACAGATCGAAAATCGGTGTCGCAATCAAAGCCCTCGACATCCGCACTGCATTTTAAATTACAGCCGGAAAAACGAACGAAGACATTTCGTTGACCTACCCGATGGCCTTCGCCCTGCAACGCACAAAACATTTCAGTTACTGAATACGGCATAGCAATTCTCCGTTTCCCATAAGACGACCTTGAAAATATCCACGTTCGTCCCTTCCATAAGTTTAGGGCAAATGTCCCGAACCAAGTGTTGGGCCATGTTTTCGGCAGTAGGGTTTTTTTCCATGGCGTAATGTTTATACTCTGAGTCCTTGAATACGATCTCCATATCCAAGTCGCCCTTCATGTAAATAAAACCGTGATCCCAATTCTCGTCGATCCAAGTCCCGACCCGTTCTTTAAGAACTGAAAAATCTATTACACGGCCCACATCGTCCAGCTCGCCAAAACTTTCCTGGACCCGAACCCTTGAGTGAATGAAGGCCACATAGTTATGGCCGTGAGGGTGAGCACATTTCGATTCGTGCTTGTGTACCCGATGTCCCGAACAAAACTGTATCCGCCGGACGGCTTCGTGGTTTCTTTTCATTATGCTCGATACTCCGTGCCGTCTTGAACACCGCTATCGTGGAAAGCCTCTTGACGTTCTGTACACGAACCGCATTTCCCGCAATGCAATTCGCGCCCTTCGTAACAGGTCCAGGTCATGTGGTAGGGAACACCCAACTCACCACCGATTGCCGCAATGTCTGTTTTTGTTTTATGCATAAAGGGAGCATAAAGCTCAAGACCCTCGGAACGGTGACCCTCGGTTCCGACTCTTAGGGCTTTGTTCAGACTTTCGATAAACTCAGGGCGGCAATCAGGATAAATATGGTGATCTCCAGCATGGACACCACAAGCCAAAACATCCGCTTCTTGCGAACAAGCCACGCCCCAAGCAATACTCAGCATGATGGCGTTTCGATTTGGGACCACGGTAAGCTTCATGCTCTCTTCTGCGTAATGCCCGTGTGGGACTTCGATGTCATCCGTAAGCGCCGAACCTTTTAACAACGGTTGGATCCCAGAAATATCTAAACGAAAAAAAGCAGCGTCCAATTTATCCGCATGCCATAAAGCAAATTCCAACTCTTTACCGTGGCGCTGACCGTAATCAAAAGCAATTAACGTCAGGTCATAACCTTCGCTCTTTAGTAAGTAAGCCAGAGTGACGGAATCCATGCCGCCCGAAACAATCACCACCGCTTTTTTATTTTTGTCGCCCATTAGTTTTTCCCCTTAGTGAAGTCTTTATATGCTTTTGCGATTAGCTCGAACCCGCAGCTTGCAGCCACAGCCAAAAAATATTTCGTTCCTAAATTAGTCTCGACGTCCATGCTTAGATTGACAGTGTTATAAGCCGCCAGTTCCCTAGCAGAAGAGTAACCGCCTCTCCAGTGCTCGTCTTTTGCCAGCTTATAAGGGTCGATCCCAAAACCTTGGATGCGTTCTAAAACTTCTGGGTCCGGTTTGTTTGCGAAGTCTTTTTTATTTAGAGCTTTAAACTTACCGCGCCCCATATATAAACGGAGCTGGCCATAACGCGCCACGCTCTCCCACGCCGACGTGTCGCACATGTATGGTTTGAAGTATTTAACGAACTCAAGATTCGTAAAGCCTAGCCAATGAACCTTTCGTTTTCCTATCTTCTGCATGATACCTTTAACGAAACCCCGGTTGCCTTTAGTACCGACCAAGCCCCCAACACCGACCACATCGCTCGTCTCATAATACTCGTCCAAAACCGACGGGTCTTCGCCACGTGTAAAAATAGGAACCGGCTTAAAACCTCTGCGCAACATTGTCTGATAGTTTTTCATAGTGGCTTCGGGGTTCCCAATCACATCCAGCGTGAAATATCGCCAGGGCTCCACGGGCAGACCTTCTATGAATTTACAGTAATCGTCGAGGTGGATTTCCTTGCCCAACTTCCAAGAAGTAAAAGCCCCGGAATCCAGAACAAACCTAATCGAACCGCCTAGATCTTTAGCAATCCTCTGCATTCGATCTGAACAATACGGATACGCAACCAAGGCGTTTAGACGGGGAGGCTTCACGAGATATCCACACTGATGGCATGCTCGTCGCAATATGCTTTAATTTTATTAGTTACCTCTTCGACAAAAGTACCGTCGAGCTGAATAACTATCCTCTCCCTAATCCCGTCTAGGTTTGCCTCGGTTGAATTAAGGGCGTCGATGTCGGAGTTCCACCCGTCCTCTAGCATGTTGTCGATTTCGCCAGAGCTAAATCCAGCCAGCGTTAAATCTATATCCGGCCCCAACTCTTGAAGTTCCAACCCGAGCATTTCTGTATCCCAGCCAGAGTTGACCGCAATTTTATTATCCGCAAGGATGTAAGCCCGCTTCTGAATTTCCGTTAGCCCGTCTAAGGGGATCACCGGTACTTCGGACAGCCCCAGTTTTTGGGCAGCCAGTAGACGGCCATGCCCCGCAATCACCCCGTTCTCCCCATCGATTAGAATAGGGTTAGTCCAGCCAAACTCTTTTATGCTCGCGGCAATTTGTGCGATTTGGGAATCTGAGTGAGTCCTCGCGTTGCGGGCGTATGGGACAAGGTCTTTCGTGCTTGCCAGCTCAATTGCCATCTTTGTTTCCATGATTAAATCCTCTAGGGTTTTTTAAATTTTTTTCTGCTAATTTTTTTCTGCGAATTTTTTTCTCGTCCTACGAGCTGGTTAGCTTCGCACCCCGGCGGATCGCCTGAAAAGTGGGCGGGGGGCCTACATGGAGGTGGATGTAGGTCAACCGCATCGGTCGTGGGCGAGTGACCCACATGTAGGTCTACCGCATCGGTTCGGCTCCCGTGTAGGTCTACCGCATCGGTTCGACTCCCATGTGGGCTAGCAGCATCGGTTCGGCTCCCGCGTAAGTTTACCGCATCGGTTAAACTACCCGGACCCACATGTAGGTCTACCGCATCGGTTCGACTCCCGAGACCCACATGTAAGTTTACCGCATCGGTAGTAGGTGGGTTGCCTACGTGTAGGTCTACAGCATCGGTAGTAGGTGGGTTGCCTACGTGTAGGTCTGCCGCATCGGTTCGACTCCCTGGACCCACATGTAGGTCTACCGCATCGGTTCGACTCCCTGGACCCACATGTAAGTTTACCGCATCGGTAGTAGGTGGGTTGCCTACGTGTAGGTCTACAGCATCGGTAGTAGGTGGCTTGCCTACGTGTAGGTCTACAGCATCGGTAGTAGGTGGTGAGGGCATATGTAGGGCATTGCGTATGCTTGTGGCCGTAACACGTACACGGCGTGGCCCCCACCTACGTGTATCCAAATAGCCCACCTTGACCCACCTTGCCACCGTTGTACGTGCGCACCCTACAAGCTGGCTAGTCTCCAGCAGGCTATAAAAGGGTTTATCCAACAAGCCACAACTTTTACAAAGTTTTAGCCATTCGGATCCATGTGGGTCACTGTGGGTCATAGTGAATCATTAGATCACTATTTAGTACAATACAAGCTCAAAAGAAACATAGCCCATATAAAGGGCAAAAATAAAAAAACAAACTACACGTCTTTTTATCTTGCATAGTTTGCAACAATGGGTTATAATTTAAAGGTAACCAAACCACGGAGACCCACATGGAATTAGCATACTCTCAAAAGCCAGTTGTAAACATTACGGCTAAAAGCAACATAACCTACAAAGTAATATCTAGAAGCCCACATGGTATGCACCTTGAAGTTAAGTTTAATGCTTTTGGTACACCACGCATGGTGCAATTACAAAAGTTCGGCACCAGATGGGACATTGTACGTGTATGCTGCCCAGATGGCTGGCCTGTTTGCGTACCCAATAAAGTTGCAGAATTTTGCCGGGAATTAGCGCCAACACTTTGCGCGGGTTAAAAATAAAAAAACAAACTACACGTCTTTTTATCTTGCATAGTTTGCAACAATAGGTTATAATTTAAAGGTAACCAAAGGGGAGCAAATGTTTAAGGTAAATCAAAAAGTAACGTTTGGCAAATATAACCAAACTGACGCAGTAATTCTACGGGTAAATAAAAAAACCTTAAGAGTTGAAATTACTGCAACACGTGGTGAAAGTGGTTTTTATGTAGTGGGCAAAACCTATAGTGTAAAAACTTGCCGTTTTACAGAAAATGCTTTTAAAGTACCATGTAGGGAAACTACTACCATGCAACGCCAAATTGCTTTTGAAAGTGGCGTTACCACTAAATGGCAAGCGGATTTTGGTAAAACTATGAAAAAGTTTTTTAAATAAAAAAACAAACTACCCGTCTTTTTATCTTGCATAGTTTGCAACAATAGGTTATAATTTAAAGGTAACCAAACAACCACGGAGAATCAAATGCTACCCAGCAGAATTACAAAGCGCGTCAACCTTAACAACCTTAGCCAAAGCAACCCAGACGTGGGAACCATGGTTGAGGTAGTAGATGAGCTTACACCTAATTATGAGGTGGATGAGGGCTTTGTTGAGATTTGCCCTACTACTGGCAACCACGTGCTTGTAGTTACCTTTTACCGTGAGGCTCATTGGCCGGTTAAGTAAACCAAATAGCCCCCACTAATTAGCCCGCTATATGCGGGCTTTTTGGGTGTAACACAACCACGGAGGCCCACATGGCAATAGTATTTATTATGAGCATTTTGTTAGCTGGCAATTTAGCAGGGCTTGGGGACAAGAAATACAGTTTAGCCAATTACATTGGCGCGGGTGAGTAAGTGGCGCGCTACATACTTTTGGCCGCATGGGTGGCTGTAGGTTATGGCAACGCTGCTGTACCGCCTACGCCTCCGCCCACCGCACCTGTAATAGCGCAGGGGTGGACCACTTCCTAATACCCACATGTGGGTCACCTGCCGACAGGTGGGTGGCTTGCCTACATGTAGGTCAAGGGAGGTCTGTACCTACATAGACCCACATGTAGGTCAGGGGAGGTCAAGGGAGGTCATTGCCCACAGAGACCCACATGTAGGTCACGTATTTGGCCACTTTTCTAAGGCTTTGAAAACTACGCTTTTTGGGCTTGGGAAAAATCCTAAAATTAAATTCTGCCCAGCCGGGCCGGGCCGGACTGTGCACAGCAGCCTAGAAACGCAGTCGGTTTTTTAGGGTGATGTCATGGCGTTATTTAATTGCCCAGCGCGGGGAAAATAAAAAATAAAAAAACAAACTACTTGTCTTTTTATCTTGCATAGTTTGCAACAATAGGTTATAATTTAAAGGTAACCAAACCAAGGAGAAAATTATGGCAAGCAAGACTGATTGGTATAGCAACTGCAATTTTTACAAGCGCGGCAAGGCGGACGGCAAGACCGTAACTTATAAAAGACCGGGCGTTTGGTTTAAATTCGCGAATCCCGAACAGGCTAAGATCGCAGCCCTGGAATGGCTTACTGAAGCCAATGTTAACAGTAGCCGCGGCCCTATCTATAAGGAAGTCATTATAAAGTACCTAGATACAACCACGGGACGGGACAAGCCTGTTGAACGCATCGCGTTGAAGTACCGTTATGTGGAGCCAGGGAAATCGGGTTGGCTAAGTAAATAAAAAAACAAACTACTTGTCTTTTTATCTTGCAAAGTTTGCAACAATAGGTTATAATTAAAAGGTAACCAAACCACGGAGTAGAAAATGTTATTCGAAGAAAAAACTTATAATAGCCCGAACGTATTTACACGCCCGACCATAGATTTTGACGTAGATTATTTGCGCGAGAATTTAAAAGTAAGAAGTGAGGCAGACCGAGGTGTACGGGAAGATGGTGAAATCCGCAGCGAGATTGAAATTAGCGTTAAGATTAGCCCGGCTGAATTGGAGCTTTTCGAGAAGATAAATCCTAGGAACGCCTATGGTGAAACACTAGGGTTCCCACACGGGCGGTCGCGTCTTAAAATTTTATTTAACGAGGACAGGAATGCCTTGATTTTCAGGAGGCGCTTTTCGTTCCAGATTAAATACAGCGGCTGCAAAACCGAAAAATCAAGATTGGCAAAATGGGAAAAGGAGTTTGCTAGAGTTACAAGTATAGAAAAAGAAGTTGCTAGGCAGGATGAATGGGTTTCTATTTTTGTGGGGGCTTTTGTCGACCAAGTAGGTTACTACAACGAACGCCAGGAAAAAGAACTTTTGAGCAAATTGGGAACTGAAAGTGGCTGGGGATTTGGCGGAGAGCTTGGTTATACGGAAAACGAAACCCAAGCCATTGAGCAATTGGAGCAAAATGCTAAAAAACTAGAAGAGGAATTGGAGCAAATTAAAAATAACCAAAATGCGATTCGTAACCGCGTAAGCCTACGCCGTCAAAAATCTTTAGCGAAAAGAATCGCAGATGAGGAACCGGGCGACTTGCCAGAAAGTGTGACCGGCAAACTTTATCAGGACTTGCAAAATGGGAACGCCTGGGAAAAGCACGTTGAAGAAGACGAAAGATTTTTTATGTAAAGTCAAGGAAAAAATTAAATATTAATAATAAATAAAAAAACAAACTACACGTCTTTTTATCTTGCATAGTTTGCAACAATGGGTTATAATTTAAAGGTAACCAAACCACGGAGTAGAAAATGGAAATTAAAGAACTTATCCAAATGCTGAATGATATTGTAGATGATAACCCAGAGGCAACCGTCTACATTGGGACCAGGGGCAGGCATAGCGCAGTAGCAAGCCACGTAAGCGGCCCCGTCCGTTTGCGGGATACAGATTCCACACAAGAATGTGATGGAACGGTTTACATTGTTTCAGATGGTGATTGTAAAAACATACCTCTAAGTCTATTTGACTAAAAATAAAAAAACAAACTACTTGTCTTTTTATCTTGCATAGTTTGCAACAATGGGTTATAATTTAAAGGTAACCAAACCACGGAGCAAAACATGGCAGTTAGAATTCTCATTGATGAAGCAGCGCAGCTTGTACCGGAATCGAAAACCTTGGACGAAC